TAATACCAAAGCCACCGCCACGACCCACACGTGAGTCGTTGCGGTTCTGCAGTTCTTGTGCAGATGGAGACGAATGGGGTATTCGACCCTGAGTTCTACCTCTAGCCATGGTACTGCCCTGTTGTTAGTTTTTTAGTTGTATAAGTTGTATGTAACTGTTGTTGAACCAACCTGGGCATCGCTGATGTTTTGGCTACCAATTACAACAGTGTTGGTACGGATACCTGGAACAACTGATGCTGGGTAGAACACTAGTGGTGTAGCACCTGGGTCAGCAGTTAGAGCCTTGCTGATGGTCAATGCGTTTGTTGAACGAGAAGTAACAAATGTTCCATCAGGGATACCAGCACCAGTAACAATGCAGTTAACCATGCTTGCAACACCTGTCGCAACGTTCAAAGTGTAACCACCTGAAGTAGAGGATGCTGAAGTTGCTACAAAGTTGTCGCTTGCAGCAGCAAATGTAGCCGCACCAGTTAGACCAGTCAAAGCGTACTGGAATGAAGTAGTGCTTGGAACAGCGGTTACTTGCACTGCATTAATCAAGTTAGTTGAAATTGAACTGTTCAACTTAGAGGTTGCAACAGTACCAAAAGTAAGTAGGTTCTTGAAAGTAACTAACTTGCTTGAGAAGGTACCAAATGCAGCCTGACTTAGGGTGACGGTTGTTCCGCTAATTGCAGTGATGATAGTTCCATCAAGGATACCAGCACCGACAACAGTCTGACCAACAACCAAAGCAGTGTTGTTGTCTACAGTTAGGCTGGTTGAACCTGCGGTACCTGAAGCAAACTTAGCAAGGCTAAAGGTTACTGCGGTAGTGCTTAGAGCCAAAGTAGTAGCCTTGCTCAAAGTGATTGAGGTAGTTCCACCACCAGATGATACGTAAGTACCGTCAGGGATACCGACACCAGTCACTAAGTGACCGTTAGCAGTGTTGGTAGCAACGTTTACACCAGTACCTGTTGGGATAGTCAGTGTAGTTGAACCAGAAGTAGCAGTACCAGTGGTAACTACTGACTGAGCAACTAGGGCTGCAGTGCTAGTGCTAGAACCGCTTAGAGTAACCGAAGTTCCAGTGATTGCTGATACGGTAGTTCCAGGAGGAACACCAGGACCAGTAACAATTGCTGAGGTAGCGATGTTGGTTGCGTCAGCAACTACCAAAGCAGTAGATGTGTTTGGCACAATACCAGTGGTAGCAGCCAAAACAGTAGAATTGATAACGCTGACTGAGTCACCTACGTTTAGACCGTGAGCAGCAACAGTGCTTACAGTTGCAGTTCCTGCAGTTGCAGTTCCTGAGTAAGCAACAGTTCTTGCGGCTACTGCCTGAGTAGGAACGCTTGCAAATGTTACGGAAGCACCGTTAGCAATAGCAGCAGTGGTAGGCAAAGATAAACCAACAGAAGTACCGTTTAGATACTGGACAACAGTTCCAGAAGCAAAACCAGTACCAGTCACAGTCATACCAACAGTTACCGCAGTAGTTGAGGTAGCGACCAAAGTCGATACACCAGCAGCAAGTGCTCCGTTAACAGTGGTTGCAACGCTCTTGCTAACCACTACTGCACAAGCAGTGTAGCCAGAAGATGCACCTGCAACAGTACCTGATGCTGTGTGGGTGAAGGTAAATGCGTCTGTAGTTAGACCAGAAGCAAGAACTGTCCACACACCGTTGAAGTCAAGAACACCAGCAGCAGTTAGACCATAAATGGCTACTACGTCACCTGCAAGAAATCCGTGAGCAGTTGCGTTAATAGTAACTACTGCAGCGGAACGTGATGCACCAATAACTACGACACGACCACCAGCGACGCTAGAAGAAGTAATGGTTCCAGTAGAACCATTGTCACGCAAAGCATCTTTGGCGTTAACATCGGTTAGACCGTCTACCTTTGGGACGGTTACTTGTGGAGTGTATGTGTACTGCTGAGTATTGGTAACTGCAGTACCACTTGTGGCACGGCTGTAACTTCCATAGGCATTTCCAGTGAAAGATGGGTACCCGTTCCAACCAGCAAGAATGTTGTCGTGGTTGTCCTTAGAAGGAACAATACGCTTCTTGGTGGCGTCTACAAGGTCGGCAGCAGTTGCTGATGAAGTGGATACGTTAGTGTCCGATGCCACTGTGCGAACATCGTTTGGCTGTGGAGCAAAGTTACCCCATACGAAATCTACTTGTAGGTTTCCAGCACTGTCTAGGGGTTTGCCGCTATTAGATGGCATAATTTATTTCTCGCTTTCGCAATCATGATTGTTGAGTTCGTCCTCGTAGAGGATTTCGCCGCACATCTTACATTGAAACATGCGGACATCATCTAGTGCAACGTGTAAGGAGTCGGCTGTTTGTGGTTCGTAAGCCCTTGGGTTCTGTGCCAGAACTTCAGGAGGAAACGGTCCACGAGGACTAGTTGGACCACTAGGGACGGCATGCCCCTGAATGGCAAATTTACGAATAATAGGCACTAGTTAATACCTACCTCTCCGTTTAAAACGTTGTAACTTTCGCTACAGTAAAAGGTTGCCTTATTTGCACGGATTTGTAAGCCTAAAGAGTAAAAATAGTTTTTAACGTGCTGCATCAAACTTGCTGTGTAACCCAGTAGTTTTTGGAACTCCAGGCTTAACGTCGGCAGAAAATGCAGCAGGAGTAGTGGCTGGAGCAGCAGCAGGTGCCTCTGTGGTTGGAGCAGCGGTTGCCTTTGGTTTACGACCTCTGGCTGGTTTTGCAACAGGTTCAGCAACAGGTGCCGCAGCAGGTGCAGCAGCAGTTCCACCAGTCATAGTGCCTAAGTCTAGAGTTCCTTTGCTTCCTGGAGAAAACGGAGATGAGCCAGCAGTTGGAGCAGCAACTGGTTTAGCACCTGCTTGTTGTTTTGCGTTAAGAAGGTCTAATCTTCTGGCATGGTCAGCAGCAGCCTTTTCCTCTGCTAACTTTGCCTGAAGGTTCATTCTTTCGGTTTGCAAACCGTGTGCGTGATTTAAACGGTCATAAGGCTCTTGTTTAGCAGCCGCTTCTGCATCGGCAGCGGCTTGTCTATCGGTTGCTGCTCTTTCTGAAACAGCCTTGAAAAAAGGATGCTCCATAACGTTGTTAATCTTGCCCAATGCTGCGGCTTGAAAGCGACCTAATGGCTTACCTTCTGAAGAACCTTCGCCAGTACCATTTGTAGCAGTGCTAACCCCTGGATGGTTTGGACCTGCTGCTGGAGCAGCGGTTGCTTTTGGTTTACGACCCCTAGTTGGTTTAGCCGCAGGTGCTGCTGCAGGTGCTGGACTACTGCCTGTGGCTGTACCAGATGCTTCTTTTTTACCTGGAGTTACTATCTTAGAAAGACCAACAGTTGCTTTAGCAATTACGCTTTTACCTGCTGCTCCTTTGGATTTATACTCTCCAGGTTTTAAAAACCGACCTGGTTCTGGACCTGCGTGTATTCCGCCTTCAGGCATTACTTTACCTTTTCCTCTAGTACTTCAAATCGTTCACTGCCTTCTTCAAGACGAGCATCTATTTGTGTAAGTTTCTTTTCAATTCGATTGATGGCGTCTTTCATGGAGGAACCTCCATTACGCTTTAATTCTCCGTCAATACGGTTTAATCGCTCCATAACACCTGGAACTGCTGAACGACCAGGAGCAGCGGGTTCTCCTGACCAATCTCTCATGAAAGCATCCCAGTTGTCCATAACGACATGGAGCCTATCGCAAAGTGGCTTAAGGAGCCTCCATAGCATGCCCAATGCTGTACCGACAGTAATAACGCCAGCAGCCCAGTAAATAACGACTTGGTCCATGTTATCTGCCTACTCTGTTTCCGCCATCAAAGCATTCGCCAGTAGGTCGTCCACGACGAGCCCATGTACGAATGCTTGGTGCTTCATTTGATTTGACTGGTTGATGCGTAACCCCTGAAACACGAAACTCACGTTGAAGGCTACTGCCTTGACGATTGTTTGGTGCTAGGGGTTGACGCTCAATCAATTTGTTACTTCTTGTCCAATACTGCAAACAAGTCGTTTAGTTTGCTCAAATCAGCAGAAACTAGGTCCTGAACTGTTCCGTATGTGACGTGGAGATGCGAGCCAGTACTTGCGGTACCGCTGGGCGTGTCCTTGCCGCCGCCTACTTCACCAATGACTGTTACGCCAGCAACAACCTTGTCGCCTACCTTAAGTGGGCTTGGCTTTGCTAGGTGTGCGTATAGAAGGAAGTGACCGTCATAGGTTGATTGGATAACGATGTTACCTAGAACATCTGTCCACTTTTCAACCATGATGGTTCCACCAGTGATTGCGTGGATTGGGCTATGTGATGGAACTGACCAGTCAACACCACGATGTGGGTGTGTACGGTAACTAGCCATGTTTTTGAACCCATCGCCACGCTTTGCTTTAGGGAATGGTTCTTTGTAAATTGCTTCTGACACGGTAATCCTTTCGGGTGATTATTACTATTGTCTCTTATTCATCTTTATTTCGCAGTGGAAACGTAGCCATCCAGATAACTAATGACACGATGATGCACCAGCCGACTACTGCCTTAGCAGAGCCTTCTAGCACAATCCATGCTACGAACATACCGAGTAATGTCCAGATTTGTCCGATTAAATCGTTTAGGAACTTCACTTTTCTTTCCTTCGGCTAGAGCCTGATGAACTTGATGCTGCACTTGCTGCACTACTAGCAGCCATAGTTGCAGCCTGTGTTGCTACTTGTGTAACAATAATTGCGGAGATAACTACCTTTTGTGCTTTTGCACGCACAGCAGGTGGTAAATCTGCACCAATGTTACCTAAAGCGTTAAATGCGTCTGCTAATCCTTGAAATGCTGCCCCCAACAGTGGAATTCCTGCAACTGGATTATCGTTGTGAAACTCCTTTGGGGGTATTATTTTAAATTGAGCACAAATTGCTGTCTAGGAATGTATGCACCATCAGCAAAATACTTTGGGTTATTCTTCTTTGGTTTACGCTTATCCGCAGCAGTAGGTTTTGGAATGTTGGCTAGGTCCACTTTTGCTTGAGCAACTTTGGCTTCTAGGTCGTCTACCTGCTGTGCCGCAGACTCAATGGCAGCAAAAGTGCTACTGTATTCAGCCTTTAGGTCACGCAAGTTAGCATCAGCAACTACTTTGTCGTCACTTCTGTTTTGCCAGTTAGATTCAGCATTACTCATAACGGATTCTAGCGGAACCAAAATAGCGTGTTTATTTGCCAATGAAGTTCCAGCGTATCCATAAGCGACATTTGCTCCATCATAGACATCACAAGCATCTCCATAGACCACACCTGCCTGTTCTTCAGCGGCTACTGCCTGAACATAAAGAGCGGTCTTAGCGTTTAATACAGCAAGCAATGCTGGGTCTTTAATCATGGTGACTACTGCGTCCTGTGTAAAGAAGGATGCTGGGGCTACTGCGTAGAAACCTCCATTAAGAGGTTTGTAGTAAAGGCTAGAACAAGCACCGCCAGTCCATTCGTAGAACCAAGCGTCAATAGCGTATGACTTACCTCCAGTAAAGGAGAACAGTCCTGTGGAGTTTGCTCCACAACCTTTTAGCGACCAGTCATTGATTACCTGAGTTCCGTTGATAGACATGTAGAAACCGTCATCGGCAGGAGCCTGGAAGTAAACCTTAGTGGTTGTTGGGTATGTGATGTAACCCTTGTAGTGAAGCATGATGTAATCAGAGCCACAACCTAGAATGTCACCGCCACCCCAGTTAAGGTCAATGTTGCTTACAGTAGTTGTCTTACACTTGGTGTAAACAGTATCTGACTTCTGTGGAGGATTGCCCTTGCTGTTTATACCTGTGTAGACATCTACCTTCAAACCTGCACTACTGCCCTGACCACCAGCGTTGATTAACTTGGTGTCATAGTCATTTTTAGCCTGATTCATAACTGCCTGAGCATTATCAGCGTTTTGCTGGGCTACTGCGTAAGAATCATAAGTAGAATCCACAACATCAGCAGCAGCATTTACTGCGGCTACTGCCTGAGCGACTACTGCTTCAGCAGCACGAACATCAGCAAACGCTGCATCGTAATCAGCCTTTTTACTATTGTAATCAGACACAGCAGCCTCTAAAGCATCTTTTGCTTCAGTAGCGGCAGTCTGGGCAGAGTTAATAAGGTCAGCCTGAGAGTTAGACGAGTTAGTCCAACTGTCTAGGTTAGCCTGTGCGTTGTTTAACTGATTCTGAAGGTCTTGTACCTTTGCCTGTGCTTCAGCAACCTTTTGGTTATAGTCAGTTGTGCTGTCAGCCATAGCAGGGCTGGACAAGCCAAATAGAAGAAATAGCGTTGTGAGGGGAACGAATAGTGCTGCGAATTTACGCAGACCCTTCATTACTTCTTCGGCTCTTCTTCTTTGACGTTCTTCAACTGAACAGACTGCTGGAACGCAGCATTGATTTCAGCATTAGTCAACTTGCCATCTTCTAGGAAGGCAATAGATAGGCGTTCAATTACCTTTGCAACAGCAAGAATACCGCCAACGAAGGCAGCAGTAGCAGGAGCGACGCCACCAAGGGAGCCAGCACCAATAACGCCAAGAGCGGACGCCACGAACGTCGCCAAAATTCTAAGAAGGACATTTCCAGTAAGTTTCATTTCTTTTCCTCTAACTTGAATGGAGAGTACAAATTGGCGTACGAGTTAGAGCAGGAGTTGTTTGTGTAACTAGATTACCTTATGGAAATCTAAAAATCTCCATTAAGTTTTAGATTGTGCCGCTTTGCTGTACACACGGTGCCTAGTGACACTCATCTTGTGTTGGCTCTTCAGCAGGTTCCTTGGGCGACGTAAATGTAGATGCTGACTTTTTCTCATGTGGAATGGAGGAAAAACAGACAACTACCTTCTCCTTCTTAAGGAGGGTGGTGCTGGTCACCTCATCCAGCACCACCCGTTACCTTGTCGGGTTTGTTTCCAGCCACTGCACGTGGTTGGTCTAGTATGCCGCCGTACCGCCAACAGATTCGCCCGTTGGTACGTCGTCAATTCCTGCGTCCTTGGCTACTGCTTCGGACCCCGTTTCAGGCATGTTTTTGACAGCATCAAGATTTCCGCCAGTAGATGAGGCTACTGCGTTGTAGTCCCCTAAACCGCTAACGTAAGCAGGGTAGTTTCTCCACCAATAACCTGTGCCTGAATAACCAGGCTCCACAATGTCTCGGCTACTGCGTCGTTGGGCTGCTTCACGAAGTTGGAGACTGAGTAAGTCACTCGCCTGCATCTTCGTCTTCCTCTTCGTCATCGTCAAAAGTTATGTATGAGAATAGGGTTGGGTCTACTGGAGCGGCATCTTCTCCGCTAGGAATGCTTGGCATTACTTTTCGCCTTCAAACTTTTCGTCTTGTGCGGAAGGACCGTCGTACTTGGTATCTAGGGCAATTGACCCTGAACTAGATAGGGAGCCCTGGATTTGTTCACTGCAACATTCAATACACATACCAACAGTATGGCATAAAGAAGAAGCCCCACCAGCCTAAACTGATGGGGCTACTGCCTATAGAGTCGGGATTACTCTCACAAACCTTATTTGACCATTTGCATAGTCAGTCAAAGGTTGAATGATAGTAGCGTGGGCTCCATAGTGTGCGTTAATTATTTTGCCATTGCCAATGTAAATAGCGGCATGATAGAAATTAGTAGAACCATTATAGGCAAACACTACAATGTCACCCAGTTTAGGGGTAGAAACCCTTGTACCTAGATGTCCTTGTTTATTTGCCGAATGTGGTAGTTCAATACCGAATCGTTCATAAGTCCATCTAACTAGACCTGAACAGTCCCATCCACGAGGACTGGCACCTGAAAACACATAAGAAGTTCTTCCTACACGAGTTTCTAGATACTTAATTACTTGTTTCATTCTTGCGGTGTTACGATGTGCCTTTGCAGTTTTTATTAACTCCTTATGCACTGGTTTTTGTTTTACTTCTGCTACTACTGAAACATTACTTGTTAATTTTGCTGTTGCCGTAGATGCAGAACAACCAGCAAGTGTTACAAGTATGCTGGCTATTATTACGTACTTTTTCATTTAGCGACCTACCTTTCCTTGCGTTAGTACTTGGTCGTTTATTGTCGAAGTGACATTCTCTATTAAGTTATAGGTAAAACCCTAGCATAAAACCTAGGGAACGTCTTTGCTTGAAGCAGTTAAGTAAGTTAACAAATCTGGGTTGTCTTTGAACACCATTAGCAGAGTTTCTTCATACATTCCAATGAAATAGTGCTCTGTATCCTCAAAGTTTAACTTGGGAGCCATCTTACTTCCAGTAAAGAAAGTAAAACGAATAGCATGAAGAATCTCGTGCATCAGTACCTGCCGCTTACGGCTTTCAGAGGCTTCTTTGTCTAGAACAATCATGTTCATGCGTTCTAAGGTATAGCCATAACTGTCTTCATAGAGCATGCCATCTTCTTTAGAGGTATGTTCGACTACTGCCCATTCCTGGGTACCAATCATAATTTTTTTGGGGGTCATTGGCTACTGCCTCCCCAACCGCCGCCTTTAAAAGTTACGGCTCCTACTTTAAACAATCTACGCATGTCTAAGTCGCATAAGCCACAATAAGGTGCCTTAACATCCTCATTAAGTTCTGTAGTGACAGTTTGAGTAACCCCACAGTTATCGCAGATGAAAGTAAATGCTGGCATAGTTCTCCTTATTTTGTACTTGCTGATTCTCTAGGAGTCGAACCTAGGCTAACGGTGTTGGAGACCGCTGTGCTGCCGTAACACTTAGAATCATAACCATTACAGTTTACTTGATGTCGATGACTTTTGGTTTCTTTTCTTCAGGCAGTTCTTTCTTGAACTGGATAGTTAGCATACCGTTTTCAAGGTTAGCCTTGGTAACTTCCCAGTATTCGGCTACTGCCAGAGATAGTTTGAAGTCACGGGTTGCAATGCCTTGGTAGACGACTTCGCCACGCTGCTTGTCATTCTGACGACCTTCAATGGTCAAAACAGAGTCTTGGACAGTTACAGTGATTTCATCCTTGGTAAAGCCTGCTACTGCCACGTTTAGCAAGTTGACATCATCCTTTAGCGACACAATGTCGTATGGAGGATAGGTTGGTTTGTTGTTAGTAATCTCCTTGAGTTGGTCAAGAAGTGGAGACCAGCCTATGGAGAGGCGGTCTAGGCGAGGGAATAAATCCGCAATAGTGAGTACCTTTGGCTTTTCTTGCTGCCACTTTTGGTAACTGTCTTTGTGGATGTCTGGACCCCATGGATAAGGGGGCTTATGTTTGTCCCACGGGTCGTGTGGGTTTGGTACATTAATGTGCATGTTGTCTCCTTAGACGACAACTGTGCCTTGGTACATTTACTGCCCGTAGCACAGTATTTATTTACGGCACCCAATTGGCGTGCCTGTATAGATTTTAACAATGTCTATACATGTTGTCTATACAAACTAAATCTGTTTAGTTTCAGTAATAAGGCTTAATAAGGTGCTTCTGGAGATGTATCTAGGGTCTTCTTTGTCTAGATGCTCCAGAAGGGTCTCCGTAGGAACTATAAAAAACCTGAATGGCACAGACACTTCAAATTGACGAGTATTGGTAAACACATAGAAGTCATTTAGCCCATAACCACTCTCTACACAGATTTCATAGGCAGTGTGGTAATCGCCATCCTCTAGTAGGGCTTTAATTGTTGGACCAACGTTATTCATACCTTGGGCAGATGATGGGCATACCTCAAAACGGTCATGCGTATTCTTAGAGTCTACGGATGGGTCTAGATAGGCTTTTTGTTCGTACAAACGTTCGACATTATCTACATGGTCATTCTTTGTGGTTTTAGCCTTGTACAATTCGGCTAATTCACGAACAAGCCATTCAAAAGCAATGTAACTAGAACGACCATTAGATAGGGTCTCTGGGAACCAGAAAGACCGCCCATCCTCTAGGTTGAGGGTAAAATCTTTGATTTTGGTTTCGTACATGACGAAAGGTTTGATAGTTGTCATTCAAATAGGCTTTCTGGGTCGTTTAACGCCTCTGTAGGGACATAAAACCGCTTATTGCCGTTATCCCAGTATTCTTTCTTGCCACAGTCTTCAATGGGCAGCCAGCCCACGATACGGACCTCTTTGAAGTTCTCGTCGTCAACTACTTCAGTGAATACTGCATAGCCTTCTTTATTGACCTCGTATTCCCAGAAAGCAAACTCGCCACCAGTTCTACGGGTACGAACCTCAAGATTAGTGCCTACATCTGGCAGATAGCGACGACGACCGTGTTCGCTGTTTGGATAAGTAAAGCCACCATTCCATGACAGGGCGTAGTACTTGGCTACTGCCCACTCGGAGATGTTTGCACGAACTGAATTAACAAGGTCATGCTCTAGGTACTTATTCTTACGACCGATAGCGTAAGACTCTTTGTCTTCACTATCCATCTTCTGGAGCCATCTTTCAACGGCTAGATAAGTACAACGACGAATTTCGGCTTCAGTGAGCGTGACTGTAATCATGCTCTAAGGCTACTGCTGAATTAGTCCTTTGGCAAGGAGCCGTATTTATCAGGGTATGCGGCTGCCATAGAGCCACGCCAAGTCTCGACTCTGTCACGCTCTTCTTGTTCTTGGGCGTCTTTCATCTTTGCAACATCATCTGGCTTTAAACCGTTATTTGCCGCATCACTCATGGCGTTTATGTTGGTGTTGTGGTGTTGTGGTGTAATACCCATGCCTGAACGACGAGGCTCTGTATCAACAGGAATTGGCACATCTGGGTGGTGAGTAAACATCCACATTACACGGTGACCACCATTGGCTAATCGTGGTTGGTCAGCAACAGACATGTCATAAAGGTGAGACGGGTCAGGACCTAAAGTAGAAAGTTGAACTGGTTTAGACCAGTCGTAACCATGATGAGTGATGTTGTCATCGATACCAGCACCAGTACCAGACCCATAAGTAGAGTCCATGTTGACTGCTGTAACTCTATTGTGCCAATCTAGGTCGTATGGTCGCATTGTGCTTTTGAGGTACTTAGGTACTTGAAGGTCCCGCATCTTTTCTTCGTATACCTCGCTTCTAGGCATAACCTCGTCGTTTTCAAGACGGTGAGTAGCCAGAATCTCACGAGCGGTCATCTGGTGTGGAGCAGTCCAGTGTGGAACTCCATTAACCATACGCTTCTGGAAGATACGGTCGTGTTCTGCTTGGTCAAAGTCAGGAACTTCATTTGCACGCTGACTAATTAGAACAGACTCTTCATGCTGTCCTGGACTAGCAATAGGTAGCGGAGTACCTTTGATTTTGCCGTCTTTGCCTGCCACATGGACAGTTACCTGTAGTGGTCTTGGTCTATTCTCTGTCATCTGGTCTCGCTCTTTTTAAACCCATGATTATCTTTCTGACCAATTGTCTTTAATGCCGTTTACGGCTCCACGTATAAGACCGCCATAAAGTGTTTTAACCATTTCTGGTTTAGGCACGTTCATAAATTTAGCAAACTGGATAGCGTTGTGTACCGATGAACGCCTAGTAATGTTTGGTCGTTCTATCTCGTGCTCAATCATGGCTTGTCTTATAGGAGCAATAGGAGTTTTTGCTTTGGCAATCTTCTTGGCACGCTTGTTGCCTCTAACTGCTTCGTAAGCATAGGTTTCTGCAGTACTACGGATACCTGCTTTGGCTACGGACATTAAAACCCTCTTCTGTGTCTAGGAATGCCCATTAGTGCACGAGCACGTTCTTCTGGACTTTTTTGCACAGGGGTATCTTCTTCGCCTGTCCAAACTCCTGAAGAATCCGCACTAACTCTTTTCATTAGTTCTTCGTCAGGGTTAGCCCCACGTCTGATGTCGGCGTCCATTGTAAGTCGACGTTGATGCTCAGAACTTCTAAAGCGAGTTGTGGCTATCTGCCGTCTTGTCTGGTCAACAGTAGTTGTAAGGTCATTTGCATCTGCAAGCGTATCTAAGCCAGCACTAGCAAAAGTATTTCTTCTCCATGAAGGTTGGTGAGGGTTGGGCTGACCTATTGTGTCAGACACATTTTCAGGCATTTGAGTTTCAAGATTAGCCGTGTCACCTAAGTACCCTGCTGGAATAGAGAACTGAGCAATTCTTGAAGGAATAGCATCTCTAGTTTCGGT